ATGTGACATTAGGCCGCAACACAAGCAAAAACAGCTATTAATAATATATATACCCTATTTCAGGCCCAAAAAAGCTATTTTTAGCCCTATTTTACAAACTTTTTTACCTTCATAACTGCTTAATTATCAATATTTAGTAACTTTTTCCAAAAAAAGTTTGAAAAAATGTTTGAAAAAGTTTGTCAGTATAAGATGTTTTACTATATTTGTGTTGTCAATGTGATTGACAGTAACACTAAAACGACACAAAATGACCTTACATTCAAATTTTGATCTTCATGTAGAAACAATGAAGAGAGATTCACCAAATGTTTTTGACTGCAAAAGCTACGATACAATTTTACATGCTGCTAAAATACTTTTTGGAGACAGGAATGTAACAAACGACGAAAGCAGCATTTTTATAAAAGACAGAGTATGTATTGAACTTTCTTTATCCTGGAACGAACAGAAGGCATACATATATACATTCTTTGACTTAGATATGAAGAAAGGAAATCCGATACCAAACAGCAGTGATCTTAATTATGAACTTAGAAAATTGCAGCCTTCAGTCCGATTATTTGGATTGAATGAAATAATACAATACTTGCAAATAAAAGAAATCGAAAACAGATTCCTTTGTCAAAATGAAGGATAAAAAAACAGTCAATTAATCATTTTTTATAAACACTAAAATCTAAAACAATGGCACACAATTTAAACTTCAAGAAAGACGGAACAGCAGCATTTGTAGCAAAAGGCGAAAAGGCATGGCATGGCCTTGGCACATATGTTGAAAATGCAATGACAGCAGAACAATGCATTGAATTATCCGGGATGGATTGGGAAGTTGAAAAAAGACCTTTATTCGTTGAAGAAACTGAAGAAAGCAATGATGAAGACGTAACATTCAGCGAACTTGAAGGATGGAGCGCGGCAACTCGTAGCGATACCGGCGACGTTCTTTCTATCGTTTCAGACAGTTACCAAATAGTACAGAACCGCGAAGCCTTCAGCTTTTTTGATAGCATAGTTGACAGCAAAGAAGCTATTTATGAAACAGCGGGAGTACTTGGCCGCGGTGAACGTATTTTTATCACTGCCAAATTGCCTTCAGATATTATTGTGAAAGGCGAACAGATTGAGAATTATGTATTGCTTACCAACAGCCATGACGGAACCAGTGCTTTACAGGCCGGTTTTACTTCAATCCGCGTAGTTTGCAACAATACCTTAACAGCAGCATTGCGCGACCTTAAAAACAGCATCAAATTACGCCACACCACTAACATTAAAGCAATGCTTTCTGAAGCAGCGGAAGTGATGGGCATATCTTCAAAATATACTGCAGAACTTAATGAAGCCTTCAATGCAATGGCAAAGGTGAAGATCAATGATAAGCAATTGCGCGCCTATATTGAGCAAGTAATGAACCCACAGCGCGAACAAATGACCAAAGCAGAGAAAGTGGAATTTTCAAAACAATTCGTTGCACAAGTTGACAGCATTTTTGATTTTGCAGTTTCACACGATACCCAAACTACCAAAGCAGCAAACCACACTATTTGGGGCGCTTACAATTCAATTTCCGGCTATTTCAGCCACATTAAAGACCATAAGACAGAAACAGCCCGGATGAATGATATTATGTTCGGGGCCGGGGATCAAAAAATAAAATCAGCCTTCAGCCTTGCAGTAAATGCAGTGAGCAATAAAGCAATCTTAGCATAAACCCAAAAACGGGGCCGGTGCAAAGGGCCGGCCCTATCTTTTTATCACAACACTAAAACTGAAGCCATGAATAAGATAACTGAACAGCAACATGGAAGCCTGGTTGATAAAATATACAGCCGGCTTATAGCATCAGCGCCGGAACTGTTTGAAATATTACAGGAAATGGAAAGACAGTTTGGCGGCATATCAGCAGTAACACTGAACCAAAAGAAAGCAATTAAACGAGCAAAAGACATTATTAATAATCTCATATATCCAAATATTTAACAAGTGGTTTTAGTGTTCGGGCTGCTTTTCTAAGCGGCCCTTTTTTCGTTTTACCATGTATGCATTATGTGCAGTATAAAAAGCAATACTTCCCGCCGGTGGAAAAAATATAACTTAGTTTGAAAGTTTTAAAACAAGTTTCTTTACTTTTAGCCAAAACATTGGCCGTGGCCTACCTTATTTTTTCCGACTTCAAAAAGCAGATCCAACAGGACAACCTTTTGCAAATTATAGGCAACGATCTTGCTGTTTTGAACACAGCAGAACTTCAGGCCATTGAAGAAGCCTTCGGATATTTAACACAGAAATACGACACAGCGCAAGAGTTCAGCAATACGCAGCAGTGGGCATTCAATGCAATTTACCAGGCAGCAGACCGCGTGTATTTGGATGCAGAACCATACAGCGCAACCAAAACATATGCGATTAATCAAACCGTATTGCAGACAGCAGGCGTGTTTATCTGCATTGCTGATATTACCACACCTGAAGCATTCAACCCGGATCACTGGCAGCTTTTAGGCTCACAGTATGACTTGTTTTATTGTCAATACCCTGTTCCCTTATTTCAATATCAAACCCTTTATAAAGCCGGCCAACAGGTTTTTTGGAAGGGAAAAATATATACATGCATCATTGATAGTGTGCAGCCTGTTAATAGCATTCAATATGTCAATTACGGCAGCGTTCCACTGGCAAATGTATTTCCCGACGATCCCGTAAACGGCGCAACATATTGGGGAACCGGAACAGCTTACAGCATCCCGGCCAATACCTTACCAACAAACACCGATTATTTTACAGCAGGCGACAACAGGACGCAAAGCATTGTGATGATAGTTGTTGATATAGCCCTGTTTCATCTTCATTCCCGTATTGCACCGCGCAATGTGCCGGACTTGCGAAGAACCAGGTATGCAAACGCAATTGAAATGCTGGAAGCCTTCGCAAAGGGAAAAATGACAGCAAAACTTCCATTGATACAGCCTAAAAGCGGTTCACGTATTCGCTTCGGCGGCAACATAAAAAACGTTAATTCATACTAATGAGCAGAAAGGGAAACAGGATAAGGAATGTAAAAAATTCAGCGGCATTCAATGCCAATACACAGCCTGTAACCTTTGGGGCCGCCGGTAGTGTGCAGGTAAGACAGGGCGGCGGTTCAACAGATCTTGTAAAGAACCTTACTAACTACATTGCCCCGGTTCAGCTTCAGCGTTTGCGGCATGATGTTGCTATGTGGCGCGAAGCAGTAAGTGAAACAGAAAACGCCTGGTATCCACACCGGGTAAAACAGCAGCGCCTTTACATTGACACGATATTAAACGGGCATGTGTTTTCATTAATGGAGCGCCGTAAAGATCTTACCCTATTGCGTGACTTCAGATTCGTTGATGGAAACGAAAATGAAAACAAGGATCTGAAGACGTTATTTGATGCAGACTGGTTTGATTTATTTGTAGGCTATGCATTAGATGCAAAGTTTTTTGGTTATAGCCTTATCTCACTTGGCGACGTAGCCAATGACAGCTTTGAAAATCTTTCCTTGGTGCGACGCTGGAACGTTTCACCGGAACGCCTGAACGTTTCTGAATTTATTTACAGCATATCCGGCGCAAACTTCACTGAAAAGCCTTTTTCAGATTGGCATATTTGGGTTCCAACACCTTCAGAAAATGGCATATCGAATTGCGGTTATGGCCTGTTTTACAAGATCGGTTTATACGAAATATTCCTGCGCAATACTCTTGGTTACAACGGTGACTTTGTTGAACTGTTTGCAATGCCTTACAGGATAGGCAAGACAACAAAGACAGAAGAAAGCGAAAGGGCCGAACTGGAAGCCGCTGTTAGAGATATGGGAAGCGCCGGTTATGCAATTGTTGATCCAATGGATGAAATTTCATTCCTGGAAAATAGCATGTCAGGAACCGGGTATTTGTCCTATGAAAGCCTTGAAGAACGTTGCCAAAAGGTAATATCAAAACTGGTATTAGGCCATGCAGATGCAATGGATAGCACACCCGGTAAACTTGGAGCAGGACAGGACGGCGAAGAAAGCCCGGTAGCTTCAGCACTCAAAGACAAACAGACCAAAGACGGCAAAATGATTGAGCGCCTGGTGAACCGTCAATTGATCCCGAAGATGCAAAACATAGGGTTCAAAATTCCTGCAGGTTTTCGGTTTGAATATAAGAACGATGCAGAGAAGATGGAGTTGCGGGATAAAGAAGATAAAAGCAATCTGAATACTGCAACGATTGCGCAAACCATGAAAAATGCCGGCTTCCAAATGTCGCCTGAATACTTCAAAGAAAGGACGGGAATTGAAACTGAAGTAATAGAAACACCGGAACCAACAGCACCCGGCGAAGAAGATAAGCAGCAGTTGAATAAAGTACAAAACAGGTTAAGGGAAATTTATTCTTAATACCAAACAGAAAACACATGAACAACAAACAGCACACACATGAAAAAATTAAAACTGAAGTTCATTGAATGGATCTTCAATAAAGGCCTGAAGCCGTTTGAACAGGTAGTGATTGCACAAAAGGTACTGGCAAGCAAGGCCAATATCCCGGAAGTGAAGAAGCAGTTTGAAAAAGCCTTCGGCGTTCACAAGTTCAACAGAACGGTTGAGCAGTGGAAAAATCTTGTTAGAGTGTACGGCCTGGAAACAGTTTGCAAGATCGAAAACATGAAGCCTGAAGAAGTGGAAGCAAAAATGATGAAGTTCAGTGACAGGATCAAAAGTGAATTTAAAAAAAGGCCTGAAGTATCAAAATTGAAAGTTGCGCCACCGCCACCTTCAAAAGTAAAAAAATAGCATGTTTAAATTCAGCGATGCACAGCTTGTAAGGCTATTACGCGACATATACAAAGGCAAGATTGATCAACGCAATCTTCCTTCAAACCTTTACTATGCCATTGCTGATTATTTAAAGAAAGCTGTTTATGAAGGTTATGGAACGGATATTAAAAGCCTTGGCAAGAAGATCCGTGAAACAGCAACTGGCTTCGATACTTCGGATATGGAATTGTTGACAGAATTAAGAACCAACATTTACATATTCAGCGCGGCAAAGACTTACCAACAGGTAAGAACAATGAGCAGCGCAATTATAGGCGACAATGGAACCATTGTTCCTTTTAAAGAGTTCCGGGAAAAGGCCAATGAAACCTTTGATCTATACAATAAGACCTGGTTGCGGACTGAATATGATACAGCGATAGGACAGGCCCAAAATGCAAGAAAGTGGAACGATATAGAGAAGCAAGCGGACGTTTTGCCATTGCTGGAATATTCAGCAGTCATTGACGCAAGGACGAGTGATATATGCAGGCCATTAGACGGCATCATTGCGCCGGTGAAAGATCCTATTTGGAATAAGGTTGCACCGCTTAATCACTTCAATTGCCGTTGCCTGTTAAAGCAAAGAAGCGATGGAACACCAACTGAAGCCGGGCAGAAAAATGCAAAGGTTGCTGAAGTGGAAAAGGATATGCAGGATCTATTCAAAATGAATCCCGGACAATCCGGGTATGTGTTCGGCAAGCAACACCCTTATTTTGATGTTGCGCCAAAAGATAAGGCACTTGCACAAAAGAACTTTGGATTGAAAATACCTAAAAAGGATTAATGGCAAGCCGGTTCAAATTCGATAGAGTATTAAACAAGTTTGAAGGACTGAAGCAGAACCTTCCGGTAAAACTTGCAAACCAGGCGCAAAACTTTTTCGTTGACGGCTGGAAGAAACAGGGATGGGAAAGCGACGGCCTGCAGCCATGGAAGCCGCGACGGGATATGACAAGTAAGAGCAGCAGGGGCCGGGCAATACTGGTAAAGTCAGGCGCGTTGCGTCGTGCGGCAGGGCAATCAATACGGCTTCAGTCTTTCGCACTGGTAAAACTTGTTGTTGCGTTGCCATATGCGAAAGTGCATAATGAAGGTTTGAGATCCGGGCGCGGCAAAGGTTTTATAATGCCAAAACGCAAGTTCATGGGAGACAGTAAGACGCTACGCAAGCAACAAAGAATTTTGATTGATACCGAAATAAAGAAGATATGGCAGGCATAAAAGAACCACTGAAGGACGTATTAACACAGCTTGCAGCAATACAAGTTGAAAACCGCGATAACTATACGGTTCCTTTATTTGCGCGTGTCTTCAATAATCAAATGCAGTATGAAGCCGAAGGAAAATACCAGGCATATAGCAAGCCGGCTGCATTTGTTGAAGTTGTAAACAATGCAGTTTACCAGGAAATCGGCAAAGGTTATGCTTCATGTGATCTTGTTTTTCGCGTTCATCTTGTGCATGAATTTTTAAATGAAGAAACAACATTTGAGCAGGACTTGGGAATATTCGACCTGCGGGATAAAGTGATCGTTGCATTAAGCCATTACAGGCCCACAGGTTGCGGCCCGTTGGTAAGGATAGCAGAGGCACAGCAGTACGACCATGACAATGTTTATGTGTATGTGGTAGAGTTCATGGCAAACTTCACCGACAGCAAGGGAAGCCCGTATGATGAACAGGCAGGCAAGTATATTGATACGACAGATCCGGTGACGCTTAACACTGAAGTAACTATTGAAACAAGCCCCGTGAATTTATCTTCAAAACCTTATAGAATACCGCAATAATGGCAAGATCAGTTTCAACAATACAACAACAAATGCTGGATAGTGTGGCAGCAGACACAACACTATCAACATTGCTTACAAGTACAAGCAAGCGCGCAATTTATAGGTTGTGGACGTTCATTGTAGCCGTTGCAATCAATCTGCTTGAACAGCTTATTGATATTTTCACCGCTGAAGTTGAAACAGCAGCAGCAGCAGCGCCACCGGCAACGCCTTCATGGGTGCAGGCACAGGTATTAAAATTTCAATACAGTGCGACGGTTCCACAGATAATACAGCTTATCAATTTTGTTCCTGCTTATCCCGTTGTTGATGAAACCTTGCGAATAATAAGCAGATGCAGCGTAACAACTACAATCAGCAACAACGTTTTGATAAAGGTTGCAACGGGAGAACCGCCGGCGGCCCTTGACAGTGATCAATTAACAGCCTTGCAATCTTACATGGAAGAAATCGGTGTGGCCGGTATAAAATATAATGTCACAAGTACTGAAGCCGATAAAATTTATATCAATGCTATTATTTATTTCAAAGGTCAGTTTTCGGCGGTCATATCAACAACGGTAATTGCTGCAATCAATGCATACCTGGCCGCAATTCCTTTTAACGGACAATTGAAAATAACAGAACTGGAAGAAGCAATTAAAAGCGTTCAGGGAGTGAACGACGTTGTTTTGATTGATGTGAAATTACGCGACGATGCAACAGCATTTGCGGACGGAACGTATATCATTCAATCACAGCTTTTAATTAGCCGGTTATGGAATACAATTGCCGGTTATGTTGTGGAAGAAACCACAAGCGGCCAAACATTCACTGATTCACTTCAATTCATTGCTGAATAAATGAGTAACCCTATTTACGATATAGATTTTAGCAAGACTTCAGTGCAGCTATTGCCGCCGGATAAGCGTTTTAAAAAGCAGGTAGCATGGATCAATGTACTAATGTCGCCGCTTCAGTGGTTGCG